TTTGTTGATAAATCAAATAAACTGAAACCATCACAAGAAAAATGATCATCAGAGTTTTAGGATTTTGTTGTTTCAAAATTGACGCAAATTGCATTGTTTTAATTATTGATACATAAATTAAAATTAAACTACAAAATCGTTCAGTCTTTGCTTATCTGCTGCATCCATTTTACCCTTGTAGCCTCCAGGCGGGGGTAGACTGCATGATTCCGTGTATTGGTTGAATCTTTTGTTCGCATCTACAGGACAGTTTAGATTCCCGGATTTGTCTGGATGAAATGCTCTGGTCCATTGTAATCCTTTGCACACCGTGGGGTTCTCTCTGAGTGCGAAACAGGTTGCCTCTGCATCTTGAATCCACTGATCATTTTCATCGGTAACGTGATCATCTTCATTAGATCGGTCATCTTTATATCTCCACTGCTTATCTTTATATAGCCCCCCCCCCAATTTTGCAGCAGTGTCAAGACCAAACCTCAATCTTTCAGCCTGTGGCCCCACAGTTGCTTTCCAAGCATCCCATTTGCGATTGGGGTCATACAGAACCCACTGGTCATTAGAGTCACCCCACAGAGCTGCATTTTGACGATGATTGCTTTGTTGATAAATCAAATAAACTGAAACCATCACAAGAAAAATGATCATCAGAGTTTTAGGGTTTTGTTGTTTCAAAATTGACGCAAACTGCATCATATTTATATAACAAAACATAATATAAAACACCAGTTTTGAAATCAACTATAAAAACAAAACAAAAACGTATTTGACGCTCCAATTAGCATGCGGTGAGCAAATACTGAGAACAGTATAGCTGCATTGTTGATGTCATCCACATCACACATTGTTTCAATTCTGGATAATTCGGCTATGCCAAGTACAACCATTGGTATTATGATTGTTATTGTGTGTATCAGGTATGCCATGTGTTTTAGTGGATGGACGTAAACAATTATATGTCCTCCACATAATATATTAATCTAATGAGATGTCCGAAAAACAAGATAATAAATCCCAAGACTGGAATCTGTGTTTTACGAACTGGTAGAATTGGTTCTGATCTTGTCAAGTCAAAACAAATTTTTACAGATCTCGACAAGTACAATGAATACGTCGAGTATCGTAAACAATCACACGATACAAAAACATCAAGACGTCGTTATGATTTAGAACAAAAGTACTACAAGTCTTCACCTGCATACAAAGAGGCACAGCGACAACGAGCAAAAAACAGGGCGGCATTTGTCAGGGCAGGGTTGGTAAAAAAAGGGGATGGGACACAGATACACCATAAAAATGGAAATCCTACTGACAACCGAATGACTAACTTGATAGTGGTCAGAAACGTGTGTGAACACAATAAACTACACAACAAACGTTGTGATGACGATCTAAAAAAATAACATTTATTGTTTTAGAATTTGTTTTTTCATAGCACTGGCTATTTGGTTACCCATTATGTTAAATGAATTATTCGGGAATTTAGACACGAGAGAATAATACATTTTAATGTATGCAGGTACAACCAAGGCTAGTGTGTGTTTTAGTGTGTGACGTGTTATCAAATGGTAGGAATCCAAAACAATCATCACAATTTCTCCTGTAAAATCCTTAGGATGAAACACAGACATGCCATTCTTACTCATTGCCGGGGAATAATTATACCCAATCCTTTTCAGGTTGAAATCGGCCTCTTTAGTGTATCCACTATTTATCAATGATGCAGCCGTCATAAATTCATGGGGTGCAATGGGGACAACTGCAGCATTATTTGTGTGAGTGCGAGGATTATAGCAATGATAAAGAATCATTAAAATACATACAATCGTCAACACTTTTGAGAAGTTTTGCATTTGCATTTGGTCCTATTATTAAACCATTGGTTTTTTTTTTCATGTGGTGCACATCTGTAATTTTAATGGAATTCCACAGATGAAGATGAACCCTGTCAAAAATTGGCTCTGTTGCAAAAATATGTGGATGGTGCGAAAGGACAACAACATATCATTTTTTGATGGCGGTGTAGCGAAAGTGTCGGATGAGTACATTATACAATTTTTGGAAATTTATAGCAAATACTGTTTATCCCATGCTACATATCTTATCGAAAAACCATCTAAAGGCATAGCAACAATAAATGGGGTGGGCTTCCGCTACGTCATGGATATTGATTTTAAGTTACCCTTGCATGAGGAACTGCCATCGCGTCAATATCTTGTCTTTGAGGTTGTCCCCTTGATCCAGTCATGCATAAAGGATATATTCGACATGGATACATTGACATTGTTCATATGTACATGCGACAACAAAATTGGTGCACAATACCACAAAACGGGGCTTCATCTGGTATGGAAGGACATTTACGTATGTGACCCAATTGCTCTTGCATGTCGGCTACACATAAGTAAAACATTAGACAAAATGCATAAACCCATCGGTCATAAGTCCTGGGGGGACATAATCGATGAAAAGATATACGATGGTAGTGGTATGCGTGCACTATATGCACACAAGGCAAATGTATCTAAGGAATGTAAACAATTGAAGAGTTTCCATCGATGTGAAAAATGTGACGGATACGGGCATGTGCCAGAAGGTCGACCATATACAATATTCCACACCATGGATGGAATCACACCCGATACAACACTGGATACCATTCTTGCGACGACAATACTACTCCCACAAGTTCATTCGCGGTATAAATGTACAATTTTGGAACCCGAGTTACAGAACAAAAAGATCAATACAAAGAGAATGAAATACAAAACAGTGACCAGGTTGAAAAGTAATGGCAATGAAAATATGACAGAAGCAATGATTCGAGCGTTTTTGCTACATTCAACATCTCAACCAGATATTTCCCAGATCAAAATTATATCACCTGGTACATACTTCGTGTACACACATACTAAAAATTGTTGCATTGCAAAGAGAGAACATACATCCAATCATATATATTTCATTATAAACCCATGTGGGTGCTACCAGCGATGTTTCAGCAATGGATGCAAAGACAAAGAGGTGAAAACCATTCTCTCCCCAGAGTTAAAGTGTGCACTTGAATCAATGAGTGTCGAGATAATAAAGATACCAGGGACATAAGGGATATAATAAACGGGTGGAAATATAAATATTATATATGCATTTGTACAACAACACTACAAAAATGGAGCTTTATTTTCAAACAAATGCTAGATTTGGAGCATTCTTGAACACCATGCATGACACGTCGAATGAGATTTTAGAATCCCTAGATTACTTCAATGGGATAATTTCATATACTGGGTCTGATGAACTGCGACAGGAGTTTGAAGATTTGTTAGAATTACTTTATGAGCTAGGAGTTCAAGATAGAGGTATAAACCACATTGTTGATGGTGCATTTAGTACTAATCAAATGTTGGAATTAGAAAGTATGGCATTGTTATCCATTCAAGACTTACTCCACACTCAGCAGCAATTAGACACCATACAGGTTGAAATTATTGGTAGAATGCAGGACACTCTGCAGCGCGGGGTTGTGAATCAAACGATAACTTTGCCCCCTATGGACTTCATCACCCCTGATTTGACATGGGTTGATATTATGGCTGGTCTGGTTTTTATGAGTTAAATTAAGTTTTCATTTCATTACGAAGAAAAAGAAACGTAAACATAATTAATACCAACCAGATCGGTATTGGTCCTGCTTGATCGGATTGCTGCATAGAAAACACCTTCATTTTACCAGAAGGCTTGAAAAGTTCTTCCGGCTTCAAAATCCACAATACCCATGCAAGTGCATACATAAAAACATACGCATTTTCAACTGTTTTCATTAAGTATAGTTTCACATTTTTTTTCATCTGGAGAAACTAAAACGTCATGGCACGAAAGGAGAAGTTTCATACATTTGAAGCCGAAATTACAGGGCGTGTACAAGAATATAGTGCTCGAGAAGATCAAGTTGAGAACATAAATGAACAAATATCACATCTAAATGCTATGAAGCCCAAAAATCGTATGCATGAGCTTGAATTGATTGAACAATTGAAATCTCTGAAACAACAGAAAGAAGCATACACAGATTGCTGCACAACATATTTGCTTGACATAATGCCACACCTACGGGAGTATTCACAGTGTGTAAAAGATATGAACACAATCAACGATGATCCAGATACTCCTCATAAGTACAAGATGGGCTCGGTGTATAAGAATTATCAATTAAAGTACAATAGAAATGTGGATTTTGAAGAACCAATTGAGAGTTTTAAGTGTGACATTGGAAATACATGCGCAGAGTGTAAGAACACTCATATGATATGGGATTCTGTCACATCGACACGGATATGTGACAAATGTGGCTGGAGTATTTCTGTCCTGATGAATGAGCCGGTCAATTCCATCTTTGGTCAAACTGGCCCAGTTCAGACTAAATATGCATACAAACGAATCAACCATTTTAACGAATGGTTGAATTCATTTCAAGCAAAGGAAAATACCACCATAGAGACAGATGTGTTAGATAGTGTTGCCAAAGAATTCAAGAAAAATCGATACATTCAACAAGAGGACATCACGGCTGTACGTGTAAGAGAATATTTGAAGAAGTTGAAGTTTACGAAACACTACGAGCATGCCACGCAGATTGCTGCCAATATATCCGGAATTCCTGCTTTATTAATCAGCAAAACACAAGAAAAACGTCTACGAAGTATGTTTCAAATTATACAGATACCATTTGACAAAGTGTGTCCTAAAGATCGTAAAAATTTTCCGTCGTATTCATACATACTACACAAATTCTGTGAGTTACTCGAGTATGATGAAATTTTGCACAAATTTCCACTATTGAAGTCAAGAGAGAAGTTGTTCCAGTTGGATAACATATGGAAAGACATATGCCACGAGCTAGATTGGGAATACATCAAGAGCATATAAACAAAATCTAGGTATCATGGTTGGGATTATAGTGTTCAAGGTGGCTCCTCCAATACACATCATTCCCCATGCGAAAATGATCCCTTTCTGTTGCCTTGTACCAGAAGACACAATCTTCAATACGATTTGATTGAACTGTGTTGTCCAAGACTAAACACTCAAAATTCTCTGTACATTGATTCATGCACTCACAAAAGCCCTGAAATGTCGGGAATATACCAAAAAATGCCTTGTAAATTTTTTCTCTGTTTTGTATGATATTTTCTCTGCAAACAAACACATAGTCAACATTTGATCTCAAATCTGGGGGCACCGAAAGGCAAAACTGCATTGTCAATAAAAAAAGTATGCGCCAATGACGACCATTAAAAAATATCCCTCGTATACTTTTATCTTTGATCAATTTGTTATCGTACAAGCAATCTTCACATAGCATA